AACCAAGCGTTCTGGGTGATGTCGTAATAAGTTCCATCTGACTTAGGTAACGGCTTATCGTTATCATCGTACCGAGCCGTTTCTTGCATCACGGGATCGTCTTGCGATGCGAGTGCATAACCAGCAGGGGGTTTAATTTTAGACGCCCTAGCATCACCAGCAAAAATTGGTGTTCCAGATACTTCAATTAAGTTACTTCCAGCATCGGAAGCTGTTCCAGTAGTCACGCCAGCCAATTGCAAACCACTGGGTGTGGTATCTTCAGTTAAACCAGCAGTTTGTAAAGTATTAATTACATCTGACGCGTCAGAAGTTTTAGTGTCTGTTGTTTTTGTAGCGGTATTATTACTTGCTTGAAAAGCATTACCAAACACTATGCCCGCTTTTATAATGTTTGCTTCGTTACCACTCTGCAACGCATCAATCAAGTTTGTTGCAGAAGCTGCAACGTACAGGTCTTTACTGCCAGTCAAATCACCAAGCGCAACCAAAGCAGCAGAGGTGTTATTGGCATTAAGTGCGCCTACAAAGTTTGCGGTTTGCATAGCTGTTGTGACGCCGGATGGCAGTGTCCCACCAGTTTGGCCGTATGCCGACAAACCTGCGTTAATGACACCAGCAATGTTGTCAGCTTTCAAAGCGGCAAACCCAGAAGTTGCGGTTTGAGCCAGCTTGATGTCTGATATTGTGCTTTGCAGATCAAGAATTCGCGAGGTATTGACAATGTCCCCAGCGGCTTCTGCTGTTTTCAACATTGTCAATTCGCTTCCAGCAAAAGAACTAGCGGCATTTAAGCCACTTAGCACGGCACCAAGGTAGTTCTTTTGAGAGACGGCTATCGCCGCATTTGCCATCTGAGCAAACGGCTGGTGCGGCCCCGGGATCATCGCCGCAATCGAAATGACCATTGGCCCCATCTCGCTTACGAACGCGTTAATTCCTGTTTTTTCTGTAGTTGCCGTAAGGTATGCCACACCTTCTGGTGTGAACTTAGCATTTAACCAATGGTTTTTACCGGTGAAAGCGCCACCGCTCTTTTGGAAAGCAAGTTGTCCTGTGGTATCAGTAAGCTCTGCACCAGTGTCCTTGTCAATGACAACGCTACCAATTTTCTGTTGGTACTTGCCATCTTTAACTGTTGCCAATTCTGTTTCTGAAAGCGGTTTAGCAACGTCATTTCCGTAGCCATCGTCTTCATATTTAAAGTATTTTTTTATAACTTTGGAAGAGTCAACCTTCTCAAACTTGCCCGTACCATTGCCTTCAGAGTCCGTTATTGGTACAAGATAGTCATTGCCCTCTTTAAAAACTCGTCGTCCATCAGCCGTGGTAAGATTTTCGGTTACTGATGCTGTTATAAATTTGTCCTTCTGACCAAGATCACCAACAGTGTCTAACCCTTTTTTGACAAGTAGCGCGGCGGAGTTCTCCAAGTCGCCAAACACACCTTGGAAATACTGACCGCCTAGTGCGTTCCTCTGAGCGTTTAGTTGCTGAAACAGATTTTCTGACTGAATAGCGTCAGACCCATACCTACTCCACTTTGTTTCAAGCTCGGCAATCTTAGTTTCGTACCCAGTCAGAGCCTCGCCATACAATTTGTTAACGGCTCCGTTTGCCTTTGCGCTAGCTACAAAATCTTTGATTTGCTGCGTGGTTGAGTCCGTGTTGTTGGCAATTTTTGAGAAGTCCGCCTCAAAATTTCTGACGGGGGTTAAGCTGTTTTTGATAACGTTGACATCAACGCCAGTAGCTTTTGAAATGTCCTCATCAGTAAAGCCAAACTGTTTTTCTAAAGCGTAACTAGCAAGCACCCTATCAGCGTCTGTCAGGACGTTTGCGCCCGTGAGGGTATCGTTAATAATTTTGGTGCGGTTGGTGTCATAGTTTGTCAGGATAGTGTCAAACAGAGACTTGTCTTTACCCGTCAGGTCGGCAAGTTGTTGCGAGTTATACCCAAGATTACGGGCTAAGTTGGCAACTGTTTGCGATTCTTCGAACGTTAGGGAGTTGTCTGCAATAATGTTGTTGATGCTTGTGGTAGTAGTGCTTTTGAGTTGATTTTGGTACTGGTTGTATAAAGTTTCACCAAGAGTTGCTTTTAAACCAGCATCACTGATGCCAAGGTCTTTGGCATATTTAAAACCAGCTAGCGCATTAGCACCACCCGCGCCAAACGCACCAGACAACTCTGCGGCGGCGGCTTGACGGAACTGTTCCCGTTCAGAGGCGTCGATTTCGGCACCAAAACGTTCTCTCCAGTAGTCCAAACCCCCCTGCTCTGCAATTCTTCCCGGACCCATAAATTCGCTATACAAGTCTTGAGTTCGGCTATCTAATTCAGCTTTAGCCGCAGTTCTAAATTGAACACGTTCTTCTGGACTGATCTCCGCGCCAAACTGTTGGTACCAGTCCCCTAAGCCTTTGGCATCAGGAGCACGGCCTAGTATGTCTTCGTACAGGTCAACGACACCTGCAACCGCAGCAGGTTTGGTATCTGTCAGGTAGTCTGCAACGTAAGTACTGTATTTATCTTCAGGCTTATTTGATAAGTAGTCGGCAACGGCGGTTTGAAACGTAGCATTCCAGTCTTCTGGTTTAATTTGCCCAGATTGCAGTGCCGCAGTCCATGCGTCAAGACCCCCTTGGTCAATTTGATTTGCCTCGGTACCAACGCCGGTGCGTCCAATAGTGCCATAGGCATCTATCACCATTTGTCTGTAGTTAGGTGTGTTTACAGCAGTAGCTGTGTTGGTATCCGCAGTAGTGGCTGCTCCTGATGTATCGGCAGTTGCGCCTGTTGTAAGTAAATTAGTAATTCCACCGGTACTTGTATCAGCAGTTTTATTACCAAGATAGTTATTTACGTACTGGCTATATTTGTCATCTGGGTTGGTGGCTATGTAGTCTTGAACCGCAGTTTGAAATGTAGCATTCCAGTCTTCTGGTTTAATTTGTCCAGTTTCTAACGCTTTAGTCCACGCGTCTGCGCCCGCAGCGTCAACTTGATTTGCAGCTTCGCCAACGCCGGCACGACCGATAGTGCCATAGGCATCTAAAACCATTTGCCTGTAATCAGGGGGAGGTGGCGCAGTATCCTCAACGACATCTTTGCCAAATTGTTGCGCAAAATAATCAATTGCCATATCTGTCTCTTAAGGAGGAGTTGGGCGTGGATCAGGTAACCGCGCAACATAGTTTACTGCCATTACCGCTGAAGCAACAGCAGGATATGGGGCAGATGCAGGAATCGCTTCCATCGTAACGTTTGTATTGTCTGCACCCCAGTACATCTCAATGTACTCATTAGCCGCCAAATCAATGTTGAAGTTCCAAGACACGTTCATGTGGTTGTCTGAACCTTCAACTGTGTATTTATGAGCAGAATAACCAATCGTAACGTTGTTTCGTTTAATCCAAATCTGCACATCTTTAGCTGAAGCATTGGTGCTTTTTAACTGAGCCGACAGTTGGAAGTTGTACACCCCACCCACAGCCACCTCAATTTTAGAAGTGCTGGCAGTCTGTAGGGCTACGTTGTTGTTTAGGTATGTTTGGTTAAACGTAATAGGATAGCCCGTGTTTATTGCGGCAAGCGTCTGATCTACCGTGCTAAAGAACAACCCATTGGGGTTGTTAATTAAACTAGGATCAATTGAGCCGGAGGTCATCAACTGCGTGGTTAACGCATCAATCCTGTTGAAATACAGACGCAACACATTGAGCATCTGGTCAAAATATATACGGTCGTACTCGTTTGGAGGTAGCGGCAGGTTAGGTGCGGCTACCTTGTTTAGTTCAAAGTCAGACGTAATGATGTAGCTCATCGTCTGCCGTCCGGTCTGATGTCAATACGGGTAGCACCCAGCTGCCATGTTGTGCCAAGGTTTGTAGAGCTTACTTTTAAGATAAGCTGGCGACCACGGACACGGGTATTGATCTGCCCGGTAAAGCCTTCAGTCACTGTGTACTGAGCGCCAGTCTGTTTAGTTACATTGCCTGTTACCGCCGTGCCAGTTCCAGAGCCTGAGTTTTGCAAAGGATAGAGCGTGTAAACGACTTGCGGAGTTGGCGAAGCATCAGAGCCTGAGAATGTCAAATCAGGGAGCATCCTCCAGACAAAGCCTAAATGCTCACCATCTTCAATGTCAAACTCAGAAGATGAGATGTAAGCCTCAATCCCAGCAGGTGTTCCGGTTTCATTGTTGTCTAAGCCAAATTCTTGATTAACCAAGTTGTAGTTGTACGTAGCGGCAATAGGGAAGTCACGCAAGCCAGAATCTAACCATGCCGTGCGCTCCATCGTGCCGTAGTACCAGACTTTTTCAAGGTAGTTGTAAACCACATAACGGTTAGCAACCAAACTACCAGCCGCGCAGTAGAACCACCAGACTTCGTTAAAGCCTTCATTGGTGCTAGCAAAGACTTGTTGGTTCTGCTGGAGGTTAATGTCCTGATAAATGTATCGGCGCAGATCGCAAGGTAATGTCTGTAAACGGCCATCGTATATATAGAACTTATCCACGCCCATCCAGTACACAACACCAGAAGCTTGGGTGGCTGCGTTCTGACCGAGGATAGAGATGTTGTCACCCATCAATTGACTTGACCAAACCACTGGCGGGCCAATGTACTGGAGAGAATAGATGGCAGAGTCAGTCCAAACCAAAATCTCTTGGCGGGTTTGAACAGCAGTCACAATGCTTGAGCCGTGGGACAACGTAACGCTACCGGCCTGATTAGTGGCAGAGGGTGTCCAGTTGACCACAGACTCCTGATCCGACCAGCGAATCAACATAGGATTCTGTGTGGTAGAGCCTAGATCATTACAGCCAAAAGCAAACACAAACCGGCTGATGTCAGATACAAATACAAAGTTCTGGATGATTGGGCAGTCTGATGCGCCCGACAGACTTGCAATGTCTATACCGTTAGGCATGATGTAGTGATCGCCAGACTGGGTTCCTGTAGTGGTAATAGCCGCACCACCAACCGTCAAAGCCAGATTAAACGTGTTACCGCTAGAGTTAATCACGTAATAAATAGTTCCGGGTGACAAGCCTGTAGGGAGTGCCGCAGGATAACCACTGTTAGTAAGAATGACTGGAGAGCCATTGGGCAAACTAAACGCCGCTGTAACTACCGCAGGGGACGCTATGGTGATTGTACAAATGGATGGGTCTACACCATAACCAGCATCCCAATAATAGATTGGGCCGCCACGGTAGGCATAAACCAAGTCTTCACCAAAGTTGTTCTGGCTCCACAGACGCAGGGCAGAGGTAGACGTACCACCAAAGCCCCAGACACCCGCACCCCACGTACCAGCACCCCAGCCCGACAATGGAATCTCGTATGGATCACCTGTGTTAATTTGATAGACTGCATTGACAGTGCTGCCGCCCCCTGCCGCCACAGTAGACGTAGCCGCCGTAGCCGCTACGATTGTGTATGTATTGGGATTAACAACGGTAATGGAATACTCGCCGTTTAAATCAAGGCCACCTACAGGGGCTACGTTGCTGAACGTTACAAAATCACCCGTGATTGCGCCGTGGGCCGTATCTGTAACGGTAACTAGGGTCAGCAAATTAGTTGTGGCAAACGGGTTGCTTAGAATGGCTGTTGCCCGAAGAGGGGTGATGTCGTTGTAGTTCCCACCCACTTCCAAATAGAACTTTAAGTTAGTGCCTACTCCGATAATGTTTAAGTTATCTAAAGTAATCCAGTTCCACAATGAACGGCACAAACCTTGGAATGTAGACACAGATATACGTGCCCAGCCACCAATCTTTTCAGGTGTGCCTTGGCGGAACCGCACTTTGTCGGACTCATACCAGCCACCTTCGTTTGCATAACGGGTGTTCTCCCGGTTAACGCCCGGTTTTAGTACAAGTTTTTTAAGCGCCATCGGTTGTCCTACGATAGAAACACGGCTCGTTCGTCAATGCGACGTTTCTGTAGCCCTTTGAGAATTTTACCCCCCGCCATGCAATACTTCAAGAGTTCTTCTGCCGCACCCTCCATATCACCGCGAATGACCTTTTGACGCATGGTTGACCGCTGGAGTGTGCCTAGCCCAACATTAAATGAAAATGATACCAGTGCGTCAAACTGTCCTTGAGTAAGAGGAACAGGACAATAGGTAGCCACGCCTCGCTCAAACCTAGCAAGATCGGCCTTAAGTATTTCATTAACTTCCTCCATGCTGTGCTTACGCATAGACTCTGGCGGTGGTACAAACGCATCCCGCTGGTCTATCTTGAGCTTGCCCTGCTCTGGAAACATGACGTGCCCAACGCCCACTGTCCACAATTTTGCTGGGCATTTATACGGATTCTGCCTAACCCCCTCATGGTGGCGGATCATGTGCAGGCACTTTTCTGAGATGTTCATTTACCAAACGCCCGACCACCAAAGTGGAAAGCAATGATAGAAGCAAACAGGGCTTGGGTGTCAGAGTCCCACAGCATCTCGGCTAACTCTACAAACGTAGCACCACTGTGCCAGCCGTAGGCAAACAGGCCAACATCCACAAACAAGAGCAGGAAGAAGAAGCCATAGGTAATGACTGGGCGAACGCTGGCTCTCAGGTTCTTCATCCACTGAGATGTTCCCTCGTTTAAACTCTCATCGTGGGCGTAGATTGCTTGCATTTCAGCTTGCTGTGCCCCAATCAGGACTTGCTGGGTATTGGCTGCGCTCTCGGTTGCCAACTGCTCTGACCGAATATGTTCAATGCGTTCCTGCGCCTCAAAGCCAGCTTTACGCAGTTCCAACTCACGCTCAATCTGTAGCCGAGCAAGGTTTAGTTCGTGCAGTTTGTCGGCACGGTCTTGGAAAAAATCCAACAACTTAGGCAAGCCGCCCATTAGGAACGAGATTAGGGTTGAGAGAAGCGTTAGCATTTAGAGTCCTTTTTGTCATCGTTTTGCATAAGTTTGATACCAGACAGGAACCCAATCATGCCGCCGATAAGAGTAGAAAAAGCGGGTGAAATCATCTTGAAAATTTCTGCGTTGTCCACTTCCTTGGCCCAAAGACCCAACATAAAGCTGACCACCATAGCCAATACGGAGATACACAGGGTCGTGCTTACCATGAGGGTGACCCACAGCGTCAGCTTTTCTTTTGTCTCCATCTGTGGCTTCCTGACTGGTCTGGGTATCGGTTTCTTGGTCATACAAGTTTGTCAATCTCGCGTTTCAAGTTGTTGATGTCAATGTTTATGGTTACCTGCCGCATCCTGTATTCATAAATCTCATACTCATACTGGTGGAACTTCTTGACCTGTTTGTCAATCTGCACCTGTACTGCTCGTTCAGCATCCAGCCTTTCCACCCGTTTGGCAAACACATCTGTCTGCGTGGTCGCAGTAGGTTGCACTACTGGATACCACTTGTCGTAACTGATCTTCACTTCTTTTCCCGATCAACTGCATCTTTGTATCCACGAAGTATTAGCCCTCTAGTTTCTGCTGAATCTGCTGTACCCGCCCATGAAGGCAAGTTGTTCCAAATGACCACGTAGTCTTCGGATTTGCAATAAGGCGCATTGTTCTTTAGCCACAGCACCATTTGAAGATGGCGTTCTGTGGGGTTGTGGATGGTGTGGCCTATCCCATAGAACTCGCGCACATGGCATCCATTCTTGGCTACGGCTCCAACTAGCCCCAACAGCAGTAACAGTATGAGCCAACGCATTTATCACACCATACTCCATGCAATTATGTAAGTGCCATAGATGACGAAGGCCACTAAACAGGCCGCCGCAATAAATGCTTCAGCCCAGTCCCACATGATTAGGCAGGCTCAACCCAGTTAGGGTCTTTAGGCCAAGTGATTGTCCAAGGGAAACCTGCTTGACCCGTGATGTCACGGAGTTGCTGGCGGTATGTAGCCCATGCAGCTTTGTCAGCAGTGCTGTCGGCAATCTGTGTCCAGTCGCAGTCATTTAACTTCTGGGTACGGGATGCACGTACAGATGCGGCTTGCTCTGCGTCCTTCATTGCCTTGTAAGCAGTTTCCTGCTCGGCGGCTGTTTGGGCAGGCTGACCTTCTGATGCGGCGCGGTCTGTGAACACTGGGCCAAGGATGTATTTTGTGTACCACTTGCCGTCAAGTTGCTCCACGCCAGAGCGTTGGCTGTACTGATATACCGTACCGCCTGATGCCTGTGGGCCTTCAAACACAATGTCACCAGCGGGGTCGCTGATGTAGCTGTCAAGCCACTCTTGTGTTACTGGGCGGGGTGGCAAGTTCTGAGCGAAGCGAGTACGGAACTCACTCTCATACATAACTTCACCTGTTGAACGTAAACGAATTTCCATGATGTGCTCCTTTTAAGCAATTGCGAGAAAGATGTAGGTTGCTGATGTGACGTTGATGTCTGTTGCGGCATCTTGATTAACAATGAACCCTGAGTTATCAGTGTCTACGCTATCGTCTGTTGTAACTTCAGCCGCCGTAGTGTTTAAACTTAAGTGTGGGTCATTACCAGCCACAATACCCCGTGCGCTGTCCCAGACGTACCAATCACCCGTAGAGTCTGTGCGTTTGATGAGTACAAAACGGCTACCTGCTGTGAAACCGCAAGCAATAGTTTGGCTAGAGCCGTTGCCTGTGTATGAGCCTACTTTAGAAACGCCTGCAACTGTAGCAAACAAATAAGCAACCATATTTGAGCCAGATTCATTTACTCGTCCAAATGTTCCAACAGTAAATACTGAACTTGTTGGTGCTGTGTTGTTCCAATTTCCAGCAGATGTAGCCGCGGCAATATTGGTATTCAATTGAAGTGCTTGCGTTGCTCCCGTAAATGCAGAATAAACAACCCAAAATTGTGTGGTGGTTCTGTTTTTCACAATCATCAACTCAGGCACTGCTGCCAAGTTATGCGTCACAGTCCTTGCAACCCCCGTCCCTGTATAGCAAACCACATCCATAAACGATGGGGCTCGTTGGAAAGAATGGAAAACACCACTCCCACCAGCATAATTATTTCCAACCTGAAACCCAACATTACTCATAAGAATTGACGAAAAAGGGCTTGCACTAGTTTCTGCGGCTGTGCTTGTTGTGTTTAAGTAATTTCCTTGAGCAGTTGAAGTAGAACTAACACCGCGCAATCTATCAATAACTTGATGATTCAACAAGGCAGATGCAGAATCTCTTAAAGACAGTATTTGCATATCAACGGGAAAGTTTGTAGTCTGCACTCCAGAAACCGCGGCAATAGGACTAAACACACTAGTCCCCACAGTTGGGGTCTTCATTGGGCCACGGCGGATGGCTATGTAGATGTAGGTGTTGCCGGAATTGTTTAAAGCGCCAAAAGGAGAAGTTACTGTAAATCCCGTAGCGTTAAGTTCTAATGCGTGTCCTTGACTAGCACCACTCTCTGCGTCTGATAGGTTGGCTTGTAGCATGGGCGTATCCCCCGACATGGGAATGCCCCGCATATTGTCAGCCATGTACCAATCATAACCACCACCGCTTGTTGTGATGTTTTTAATCATTACCCATTGTGGTTCATACCCCAAATTAACAACTACGTTTGACCCAGTGCCAGCATAAGACCCACACGAAATACCATTGGTTGAACCACCGCCAGAAACAGGGAAGCCCCCTGCGTCATGGGCAAAGAGGTATGCCACATAAGACGCGCCATTAGAATTCACAGTACCTTCCGCGCCTACAGTAAATTCAGTACTTGTGGGTTCTGTATCGTTCCAAAAAGATACATTAGTAGCTTCAGTGGCCGTTGTATTTAAATACATCCGTTTTGTTGCACCCAAAGACCTGTGATAAACGCCCCAATTTTCACCAGATGCGCTTGTTTGCTTAATAATCATGCAGCCGGGTGTGGAACCAAGATTGTGAGCAACAGTTCTTATGCTACCTGTCCCAGTGTAAGTCACAACATCAAAAAACTTTGGTTGCTCTCGGAATGTCCATGAGACGTAAGTGTCGCCAGAATAGTTAATGTTAGTATCAGAGCCAAAACTAAAACCTGTTGAGTTAAAAGCCGTAATACTTGAAGCCGATGTTTCTTGAGCGGATGTGCTTTGTGAGCGAAGAAATTTTGTAACTCCTCTTTGAGTGTCAGTCAAAATGTGACCAATAGGAACCCCAATACTTGTTTGGCGATTTTTAATCCAAACTAAGCCACCCTGACCCGACAAGTCAATGCCATTGGTGATTGTCTGTGTAGAACTGTTACCCGCATACAAATACGTTGAGAACAAATCCTCAATGAATATAGGTGGGCTGGGCCAAGTACCGGCTTTCTGGGCTTGCTGTTGTTGGTCAAGCGTCCAGATACCAGAAGCCGCCGTTGTTGTTGGCGCTACTGGAGACTTTGTGATGAAACCGCCGGTGTACTTTGTACTCATGTTTTGTCCTTAAGCGATTGCTAAGAAGATGTATGTTCCACCAGAGGCATTGATTGCGGCTGGCGCAGTTGAGCTAATTTCAAACCCTGCGTTGTATGTGTCAACATAATCTGTACCCGTGACTTCAGCACCAGAAGTATTTAGCAACAGGTAGGGGTCGTTGCCAGCAACAATGCCACGGGCTGAATCCCACATATACCAATCGCCTGTAGAGTCTGTGCGTTTAATGAGAACGAAACGGCTACCTGCCGTAAAGCCACAGTCAATTTGTAGTGTGGTGGCTGTTCCTGTGTATGAGCCAACTTTGGAAACACCGGGGCAGGTTGCAAAGAGCCAAGCAACATAGGTTGCCGCACTATTATTTGTTGTTGTGCTTGTACCAACGCTAAACACAGAAGATGTTGGGGTTGTGCTATTCCATCTAGTTGCACCCGTGGCTTTAGCCGCAGTTGTGTTTAAAACAAGGTATTCAGTATTGGCAAGGGCAGAACAATAAACTTCCCATGCAGTTGCATCAGACCGCCCTTTAATAATCATCAACTCAGGTGTAACAGTCAAGTTGTGCGTCACAGTTCTGTTAGCTCCTGTCCCTGTATAACAAACCTCATCAAAAAAGCCGGGCGCTCTACGGAAACACCAATCTATATATGTTTGTCCGCTGGCTATACGAACAGTACTAACATATATGCTTGTTTGATTATCAAACGCAAAGTCACCACCTCCGCCTTCAGCGCCTGCCCCATCAGAAAACACTTGAACAGTTCCCCCACGAAGTCTATCTGCCCACCAAGGTGAACGCAACGATAGACTTCGCGCCATGTTTATAGATAGGTCAGTTGGAAAACCCGCTGAGTAAAGTCTAGTTGTGCCGTCCCCAGTGTACGCAACAGGACTAAACACACTAGTCCCCACAGTAGGCACTTTCATTGGGCCTCTACGAATGGCTATGTAGATGAACGTTTCACCGTTGCCATTAACATTGCCAGCAGTGGTAGTAAGTTTAAATCCTGTTGACGTTAAATCTACATCGTTAGCAAAGTTTTCAGCATTTGTTAGGTTGGGAAATAACCTAGCCTCATCCCCACCTGTTGCCCATCCTCGCATATTGTCGTACATCCGCCAGTTGCAAACAAGACCGCCCGATTCAGCCGCTGAAGCATTTTTAATCAGCAACCACTGTGGTTCGTATCCAAGAGAAACTGTTGGCCCATCGGCAGAACCATTACCTGTATAAGACCCACACGAAATCACATTGTCTGTACCAGTTAGGCCAAAACCACCTGCGTCATGGGCGAAGATGTATGCAACGTAGGTGTCCCCCACTTGATTTACCAAGTCCCCCGTGCCAACCGTAAACTCAGTTGCTGTAGGCGTTGTGTCGTTCCAGAACTGTGAAGCGGCTCCAGTTGCGTTTGTTAAATCAAGAAACACCCTATTGGTATTCCCAAGGCTTCGGTGATAGACCGGCCATTCGCCAACAGCGTTTGTTCGTTTGACGATGATGCAACCGGGAACGCTTCCAAGGTTGTGCGCTACTGTTCTAGCAACACCAGTCCCTGTATAAGTCACAACATCAAAGAACTTTGGTTGCTCTCGGAATGTCCATGAGACGTAGCTCGATGCGCTGTTGTTCCAATTTTGGTCACTGTTGCCTAGAGAGAAACCGTTTGAATTAAACGCAGTTAGCGACCCAGCATCTGTGGATTCTGCGTTGGTAGCACTTGTGTACAAGTACTTTTGTACCCCACGCACTGTGTCCCATAAGGTATGGTGGTAAGCGCCTGTTCTGTTCTTCACCCAAACCAATCCGCCCTTAGTAGACAAATCAATGCCATTGGTGATGGTCTGAGTAGAGTTATTACCTGTGTAAAGGTATGTGCTGAACAGGTTCTCAATAAACAAACTAGGGTCTGGAGGAGCCACAGGCCACAACCCTGCCGCTTGCAACTGCATCTGTTGTTCTAATGTCCATGCGCCAGACGCAACTCCACTTTCACCACCCGTAGTAGTGGGAGGCGTTGCGGAAATGACCGCGCCTTTGTAGCGATTGGACATGAACTGCTCCCCGTTTAGCTAATGACTTCGTATGAGATGCTGTATGTAATACCGCTGGCTGTGCCGGATGTCACCACAATGGATGAGCCTTCCATCAAATATACGGCAGTGGTCTTATCAGTCACGATCAACGAAGCATCAGCAGGGACAGACACTGTAGACACGATTGGATAAGCTGTACCGCCCGAAGGAGCAGAACCTTGAGCCACAGCGCCGTTGGTGTAGATGGACACTGTGGTATCCACTGCCGCAGAGCCGTTTACGTTAGCCGCAACAATCTGGTTGATCTTAAACACCTGACCGCTAGATGCGGCATTAGGTACAAGAACCACTGCGGTTGTACCACCGGGTGTGAGGTATGTAGTTGTGCCTGACGCTGTGGTCGCGGCGAAAAGATTTGGATTTGCCATGATAGTTCCTTAAAAGCCAAAGACCAGCGCAATAGCTGTTGCACGCGCCTGAGATACACCAGATGCCGCAGGTGCAGCAGATGTCCACGTAGTGCCGTTAGACACCAAAACATTACCGTTTGTGCTGGGTGCAACAAAAGTAGGTGTGGAAGTTCCATTACCCAAAATCACGTTGTTAGCAGTCAAAGTGGTTAGACCTGTACCGCCTTGGTCAACACCAAGAGTTCCAGTAGACACCAAGTTCTTACTGCCGTTTGTGAATACAGGCTTGCTGGCTGTCAGTGAAGAATCAATGATGTCATTGGCAGTCAGCGTTGTGCCGTCAAAGGTCAGGTTAGCAGAAGCACCAAATGAACCAGAGCTATTAAACTGAACCTGTGTATTGGAACCTGCCGCAGAGCCACCGCCTACGTTTACAAAATCAGAACCGTTCCAAGCAATAATTGCCCGTGTACCAGCCGCAACCGTTACGCCAGTCGTGGGAGATGTGGGGCCACCGCGAACTGTGATTGCAAAACCGCCAGACGTATCGTTGATAACAACATAGGTCTTAGACTGCTTGGGGGTGTTAATGTTACGCGCCGCTGTACGTGCGCCCGTGCACAGAAGAACTGCATACTGAGAGCTTGTAGATGTCAGGCCGGTGCTTGCAGCAGTGCCGGTTGTAAGGGTCAGTGTAACGTCTGCATCTGTTGAAACTGTCTGCGTACCCGCAACAGCAACGTCAACAATTTGGGAAATGGCGTTATTGACTGTGTCGCCCCAAGTACCAGATAAAGTACCTGTGGTCGGTAGCGTCAAGCCAATTAGCGAGGTATTTGCCATCTATTGCTCCTACTGAGTAGAAATTTGTGTCCAACCGGGCGATTCTGTTGTATCCACAGCAGCCCAGCCCGGTGTTTGCGGATTGCTGATATTTTGCCATGTAACGCCTTGTGTGTCATCAATAATTTCCCACAAGTATCGCCCACCATTTGTTTCTGTTATCGCCATCGTTTCTGACTGGCTTACTTGGTAGTTTGCACCACCATTGTTAATGTCCGTGATCGCCGCAGACTCAGTTAAAAACTCTGTGTAATACGTCCCTACAGTCGTTCCTTCTGCAATACCCATCGACTCGTTGATGGTCATAATCAGCACAGCCACCTGTGCTTCTGCTATTGCAATCGACTCCGATATATCACCCAAGAATGTAGCAACCGCCTCCTCTACACTCACAATTCCCAAAGAATCCGACACGCTCTCTGTATAACTTGTCTGCGCGGCCTCATCATCCGTTATGGCCTGAGACTCTGCTACGCTTTCGTTGTAGCTGGTTATCGCCGCATTCGCATCAGCAATAGCCATTGTCTCAGTTACAGAACCCACAAACCCAGCAACAACAGACTGGTCTTCAGCAATAGCGGCAGATTCATCCACTGCCACATTCATTGTCAGAACTACAGTCTGAATATCCTGAATGCCTTCTGTGCCATTCCACGAACCAGAACCCCAAGCGTCTTGACCCCACGTAGTGCCGTTTGTCAACGACTCTTCAATACTTACCTCAATCAACAACCCAGCCGCAAGTGAATCAGCAAGTAGGGCAGTTTCTGTAACGCTGACAGGGAAAGTTTCTCCCCCGCCCCATGCGTTCTCACCCCATGTGCCGTCACCCCAAGCTAACGCCATATCAAGTCAGTGTTAATGTGTACGTAACTGCAATTGTGTCGCCGTTAACAACAGCCTTAGAACTAGAGAAATCACCAGCAGAGAACAATGTGCCAGTGGTTGAATCTTTAGTTGCGCTACCGCCAATGTTGATAAAGCAACCCGCCACAGTACCTGTACTGGTCATAGAGAATGACACGGCAGAAGACGTAGCCTTGCTAGAAGCGGCTGCGGCAGAAAAAGATGGTGTTGGGCGGTTGCCAGAATATGCAGGAGCGTTAGTGCCACCCACTTCTAACCAGCCTGCGTGAGATGCTTGTGTATCAGCCACGTTAGCAGAACCCACGCCCTTTAAGCCCATCACAACTGCGCCAGCGGCTGAGTTACCAAGGATAGTATCCAAGGTCAAGTTCTTGCCAACAGTCGTTACCAAGTTCTGGATGGGTTCGTCCCACTTAACGAAGCCATCAATGCTGTAGCAAACAGCATGGTATGTACCGTGGATAGCCATCTCATCAGTAGGCGTGGTGTTGTATTTTGTGATTGCTGCTACTTGGTCGGTAGCGGTGATTTTGTCCAAGCTCATGTGAGGCTCCTTAATTAGAAGAACGAATCAATGCTGCCGTGGCTGTGTTAGCAGGCATTGTGATGGTGAAATTGGTAGATGTTTTGTCAGACCCAAAGTCCAACACAGCAATGGATTTATTACCCTGAGTAACGTTGTAGATCAAGGCACAACGAGCCGTCACAGCGGCGTTAAACACCACATCGGCAAAGTCTACATAGGCTGTATACCCAGAAGAGCTAATGGTTACGCCAGTCAAGGTTACACCGCCCGCAACGTACCCACCACCGGTAACTTCACCAGATGTTGTGTAAACAGTTGTAGCTTCATTTAAATCAGCATTAGCCGTGTACAGGGCGATCTTTAGCGTATTGGTAGCTAAGTTGTGAACGCCCGTGTAAAGCTCTGTTTTAAAGCTGGTCGTTTGGGTCTGAAGAATGTTGCTCATGAAACAGCCACTCTAAGCTGGCCATCGCGGTATGCGTCAGCACGTTGCTTGCCATCACCCAAATTCTTGAGAAGTGCAATAGCTTGAACGTACCGTTCTTGGTACGTTTTGTACATGCCGTCTTCCGGTGCGCTCTTCATGTAAACACCGGCTTCACACAGAGTGCCATACAGCAATGCAGAGTCAAAGTTATCGCCAAGCCATGTAGTCAGGGCAGTCACAATAGATTCTGGGTAGTAGTAATAATGCAGTTCTGCGTAGTAATTGGCGCTAGGTGTAGGGCCAAGAATAAACGACAACTCATTTACGTTAGCTGACTGCGGGCCAAAAATGGCGTAGTGCTTAGGCTCAGATAACTCTGCGCTCAATGGATAAGCTTCACGGATGAAGTTTACATCTTTGTTTAGCAAATACAGATAATCGCCTTGAAATACCACTGCACCGTTAACCGTACCGCTATTAGCCACAGTCAGGGTTACAGTCGTTCCGCTGATGCTACGCACAATTGCATTAGTGCCGATGTTTGTGCCTGTGACCTGCTGCCCAGCAGCGATACCAGTTGTACTTGCTACAACAATAGTCTTTTGACCAGCCGTTCCCGTAGCAGTTGTTGCGTTGTAAGGGTAGATAGCAAGGCTGTATGTCGAAAGAAAGTCTTCCGGGCACGCTAAGTACTTGTTTCCATTAGACAAAACGCCAGTGACATTCTTACGCAAGTTAGCAATCTGCACCGTGTTATAGATGCGCTGCTCCGCCTGCTTAATCATCGTATTGATTGCAGTCGTGTCAAACGTGTTCTGCGTGTAATCAACTACCGCAGCCACGAGTTGGGCGTAAGTCATTGCCATTGTCTAAACCTTATGCCATCGGGCCGCGAGACATTACACCTTTAGTCGCCGCACCTGCTCCACGCATTTTAATGCCAGATGTTTTAGCTGCTGGCTGTGCACGACGATAGACGTTACCTACAGCCATATTAACTGTTCCGGCATCACTGTGGTCAGGGCCAGAACCGGGATTGTCAGTAGCTTTAACTACTTTACCCGTCATAGTATGGGGTGTAGCGTAGACCGCAGCATCGCCAACTTCTTTACCCATCATTTTTTTGCTAAATGTAGCCATGATTAACCTCGCTTCTGATTGGCAATCTTTGCCAAGTTACGACCCATAGACTTCATGTCTGCATTGGTTTTACCCTTACCCTTACCTTTTCCGCCCATCATTTCTTTTTGGGAAGGGCCGCTGGTAGGAAAGACTTGAACATCAGTCTTACCTTTTTTAGCAATGCCATCGGCTGATTTTGTATATGCCATTTTAAGCTCCTTAAGATACCGTTACTGTACCAACAAATGTCGTTGCCACCAAGTAGTTTGGTGTCAAACCATCATCATCTAATCTAGCCCCGCCTACAGGTGCCCAGCCCCACTGGATGTCTCGCGAACCACCAGTCAAATTACCAATACTATTTACGCCTGCCGTAACGTACGTTGTGTCCTTGCGTGGATTACGCAAAGCCTGCGGATCATCAACAGGAAACGTACCTAACATCAACTGCGGCTGGTCGGGGTCCCAGCACTCAGGGCAAACCAACAACTGATACTTTCTTTGCTTAATGACTTCTGTCTTAAGCTTTTTAAGTAGGTATTGCTGGCCGCAGCGGTCGCACATGGCAATCGCTTTTTTGCCGGATGCAAACCTATTTCCCATTACGTGCTACCAATAAACTGTTGACGCGGTACAAACCGAACTGCGGCTTTCTCTCTGTCTTCGCCAGCGGCAATCTCAAACGCCTCGTTGTACATCATCTTTAGCATCTCAACCCGAGACACTAACTCAGGCACTTTGACCGCAATGTTATACGCCAAACCCGCTACAAGGCATGGTAGGAAGCGGAAGTTCATGTCTGCAGTACTGACACCAGCCCCAGCGTCTTGAACGCGTCTGAGTCTCCAGTATACGAACTGGTAGGGCGTTGAATTGTCCGGCGTAGGCCAGACTGTTACGGCTGGTAGTTGGGGTACAAAGACTGCAGTACCATCAGTTTGTGCCGCCGCAGTTGTATTGTTTTGGCCACGATATACACCGCCTAGCGTGTTGCCAGTAACGTAAGTGTAGTAGATGTCTTCTGTGCCAAGGCGGATAAACCCAGCCCCAGCCAAGCCAACTACTGTACTAAGCGTTATTGTGGTGTCCGTTGACGTAATCGCGCCCACCAAGACCGAATTCGTAGGATTAGTTTCGCCAGAAAGTCTTTGCACCCAGACTTGAATTGGGCGAGCTTGGCTAAGCTTGTTTGGAATAGTTGCATAAGTAGAGACGCTAATGCGTGTAATGGTTAAGTCCGCCTGCGTAGACGCAGTGTTGGACCCAGTACGAATGACGTGTTCTAACAAGTCAATCGTGTCCGTTGGTAGGGCGTAAGTGCTAAGCCCCGGAGTCAGGTTAATGATTCCCTGCTCCATTGTCCACATGTTAATACCCTTAGACTGCCATTCAATAGTCATCAGGTTCATGGAACGACGCGCCGTACGCAAATCGTAACCAGAACGCATTTCACGGCCCGCACGCTCCCACGCTTCCTCGGCGATCTCCGTGAAGTCCATGTTGAACAGTGTGGTGCCGGTAGTAGTCATCTAAATCCTGCCGTTTTCTTTGCAATAGTTTTGGGCTGCGCTACAAACTGTTTGCCAGATGCTTTACCTGCACGCTTGGCTTTAGTAGTCGCAGCGTATTCTGCTGGAGTCAAAGATTTAATAGCTTTCTCAGGCAAATACCGTTCTCCCGTCTTACTCGACGGTTTACCAGACTTGGTGCGCCATTTCTGGTCGCCCCAGTCCTTGAGCGATTTCTGAGGAGCTTTCAATCTCTGTACCCTCCACCAGCATCTTTGTATTTTTTAGCCACAAGTTGTGCTTTGCGTGCAGACCATTGCCCTGCGCCTGTACCGTGGGTAGCTGCGGCTTTTACTTGAGACACAATTCGCTTACGCAAATCAGGTTTAGTGTAATTACCAGCTTCGTTGACTTTACCGCCTTCAGCGTATTGCGTGAAGTCAGTATCATCCCTACGCGCCTTGCGTACACCTTTGGGCATTTTACTTGGGAGCATAGCTCCCATACCACGACAGGCCATCATTTTGGATTACCTTTAGCTTTCTTGGCTAGAAACAATTTATCAACCATTTCTATCCGTTGCGGTTTAGTCGTAACTTTGTTAATAATACCCAGCCGTTTGGGTTTACTCGCGCCGTAAAACCCAGCCTTTTTTAAAGACTTAACTACTTTAGCGGCTGGTTTTACGGTTGCCATGATGACTTCTTAGCAGGCTTTGCCGCCCATGTTCATTTTAATCATGGTGCCTTTGGTTTTGCCTTTTGTAGCGCAACCGTCAGCGCGGCTAGATGCAGTGCCGCCTTTAGCCAGTTTGGTCATAGACTCACCTTTGTGCAAGCGACCTTCGTGTTTGTTCACGGCCTTCTGCATCATGCCCTTGTCCATCTTTACATCTTTATGGGCCATGCCGCCTTTAGCCATTTTGCCTTTGCCGTCAGCAGCAAAGTCAGGAACCATCTTGCCGCCCTTGTTGACCATGGTCATGCCACCGTCTGCGTATCCGCCCATATTCATCTTTTTCATATCGCCACCTTTAGAAAATTTGCCTTTATCGGCCTGATTAAAGTCCTTGCCCACGGACTGTGGGACGCCTACTTTCTTAGCAAACGATGGGTTGTTAGCCACCGCCGCCATGAAATTGTGTTGCTTTTTACTTGTGCTTGGCATTATTTTTTACCTCGTGGAATTCGACCACCTTTAGCCATTTCGTAAAAACTATAATCAAAGTCTCCACGGTCACCGCCGCCACCACCACCGCCATAATCATGGGAAGAGAAACCAATATCGCCCATAGGTTCGTTAGAATCAACCCGATACTCGCCAAGGCTAGATAGAAAATCGTACTCATTATTTAAGTTGGTTTGATCGTATTCCCCTAGTGGCCCAACGTCTCGGTTAGCGCCAAAAATTAAACTACGTAAATGGTCAAGGTCTAGACCTTTTGGTATTCCACTAACAGGCACTGAATTTAAATCATAGGCTAGATTTTCAACCCGATTTTCAAATATTGGATTGTCTTCAGAAAGTGGGCCAACATACTGCTTTTGGCCCGGGGTTAATGTGCCGTAGGTGTCATTGCGAACATACTCTTCAAATTTAGCAGGGTCAGCTTTTGCTACTGGGTTAGACGATTCTCGCTGTACGTAAGTTTGCGTCTCCGGATCAAAAGCCGTATATGTCCCAGCAGGGATTTGATCCGCCTCTGATATTCTAGGCGTAGCGCGTACAAAATCCCCAATTGAGTCAGGCAATGAATTACCAATGGTGTCGCGCATTACTTCTTTGTAATACTCTTTGTTACCCTCAGCCCCACCTTTTAGCTCACGGTACTGATCGCCATACCCCAACGCATTAGCGGCTGCGTTAACACCTTTATCAAGAAGATATCCTTGAGGGCTAAGTATCAAGGCGAGAAAATCCCTCTGACTGGGCGACAGAAATGGCGACACTTTATCTTTGGCAAGAGCGCTAACAGCGCCTTTTAGTAGTGTGTCAATCCCAGCCATGATTATTCTTCCTTAGGCGCACTGTTGCGACCCAGTAAAGTTTGAACTGTTTTAGTTTCCCAAATGCGGATCACCGTCCACACAATTGTGAAGATTGCGGCAATAGACGGCAACATTTCCACTAGGGTTCCTACAACAGTCATTATTGACAGCGCATCAACAACATGCTTTGTCGTTTCGTGTGAATCGCTCATGTCAGCAGTTCCACGCCCGTAGGCTCTTGTTGATCCGTGAATCTGGATCGTTGGCTGTCTTGGCAGAGGTTAGCTTCTTCTTCATGCCACTCATCCTTGCACAAAAGGAGTCGCGCCGTGAGCCGCCTTCCGGCTGGGGAGGTTTCAAGTTCATACCTTGCGCTTTCGCGGAGGCCCGACCCTTGGCGTTCAAGCCGCCCTTCTCGGACTTGCCTTCTTTCCTCTGCCATGCTGGACTCTTAGCCATAATAAATCTGCGCCGCGTCAATTGCGCTCATATAAGCGTAAATTCCATTTACTGCTAATACGCCTTCGCCGGGAATAATGGGAGCGTTTTGGAACTCGTCTGTTGCGTGAGTTTCGTATGTCATTAGCCAACGATTTGCGCCACTGACATAAAGCGCTGCTGGAGAACCTGTAATAGTCCCAGTATTGATGTCCGTAAGCGTAAACGTGTCAGCGCCTGTCCTAGTAATTGTGTAGTTACCATCTGTAGCCGCGCCGCCAGAACCACCAGCAAAGTGAATACCAACAACAGCGCCCGTAGACAAGCCGTGAGCAGTTTTGGTAACAGTTACAACCGTGCCTGTACGAGCATAAGTTACGCTTGAAGTTACTGGGGCTGTGGTTGTATCAAACAAAACTAAAGTTCCGCTACCACCATAAAAAGAAACGCCTTTAACACGGTTCCGCCCAAGAACAAAAAACCCACTTTGGTTTAAATGCCCTTGTTTTACATCATATTGCATCGTCATTTTTTTGCTCCAATTCCGGTGCGTCTAGCCTGTTAATAAGCATCTTGTACGCTTGGATTGTGGCTTGAGCCTGAGTCAAAAAGGTTTGCGCTTTCTGTGTTTCAGTCTCAAGTTCACAAATCTCAGATTCCAAGAATTCCTTGGTAATCTGCATATCAACCAAATGTAGTGTAAGCAGGTACGTAGTACACAGTACCAGCAATCATTACTTTGATTACTTTACCAACAGTAGTTACGCTAGTTGCAGTTGGGGCGCAAGTCGCGGCTGGGCCAGTTTCAATGTTTGCAAACAAAGGAATCTCACCTGTGTTTGTACCGCTGTCAGTCACGCGAATGAACGAAGCAGTTGCAGGCAAAGAAGCGTTAACTGTGTAGGCGGTGTCCAACTGGAGAACTGCCAAAGTACCACCGGGAGTAGCATCACTGCCACCCAAAGTAGCACGAAGTGCATTAGCAGCACCAGAAACAGTGGCTGATGCACCGTCAACGCTCAAGGAAATGTGTGCGCCGTTGATTGTGCCGCCTGTTGCAGCGCCTGTACCGGTCACAACAGAAAAAGCACGGAAAGTTTCGCCAGAACCTGTAGAGGTAAACGTTAGCTTGTTGTAGCTAAGACGTGTGTCGCCAGTAGTGGCAGACGTTGTAGCGTAAGACTCAGATACGTTGCCAGCAGTGGTTTCAACAATAGGGGAAGAAGCTGTGCCGCCGATAAAACCGTTTAACGATTTGACTGGGCCGGAGAATGTGGTCAATGCCATGATGTGTCCTTACATACAAGTTAAGTGCATTGATCTGTATGTCGTCAGCCGGGACTGTTCAATGCACCGGATAAGCCCGGATTAGGGACAATATACAACAAAAGAAAAAGGGGCACAAGGCCCCTTTTCAAATATTTCCAAAGAAATATTAAGCTCCGGGTGAACCGAAGATACCCAATGGGTCTGACACACCGAAGCTGTAACGCTCACGGGCTTTGTAACGAACGTTACCTGTGTCAAAGTCACCGTCCATGCCTGTAGACATGGGGGTACGCACGAAGTGCTTCAAGCCGTTAGGCACATCCGTAGACAAGAACCAAGCATTGGTGTCTGTCAGGTAGTGGTTAACGGTATAGCCTTCAGGGATTGAGCCGTTGTTCTTCAATGCGTTGATGTCATTGTCAGCAGTAGAAACACGGAGTTCGGTTTCTAGCAAACGTGTAGCAACGAACATCAAAGAAGGAGGAACAATCAACTTACGGGGCTTTGCAGCGATCAGCAAGCTACGCTCATCTGTCCAAGCAGCGATCTGAATAACAGCGTTTTCCAACGATGTTTCGTTCAAGTCGGCGGGAGTAGCGGGCGTGTTGCTGTTAACACCACCAGAGACCAAGGGGTGTGCTGTCGAGAACAAAACTTGACCGTCACCATAAGTGGGGTTGCCGGAACCAGTAAAGCCTTGGTTCAGAACCGCCGCAGCCTTGACCTGCTTAGTGTAAGCCATACCACGGGCCAAAGCCTTGGTGTAGCGTGAAGACAGGCTGTCGTACAAGTTATCTTCCACAGCTTCCTCTGTGATGGAGAAGCCCATCGCAATGGTTTCGTGGGTGTAACGTGCAGTCCATGCTTCCTGTGCGTTGTCATAAGCGATGGCAGAACCCTCGTTTTTGACTGGTGCAGCAGCAAAGCCAGACAGCTTTGTCTCTTCTTCAAAGCTACGCTCAGAAGTCTCTGTTTCGTAGATTTCTTTGTGCTCTTCGCCGTATTTAGCGTACTCAAGACCGAACAAAGCGTTCAAGCCGGGGAGTAATTCTTTGAGCAGTTGTGCGCGTGA